GCCGGAGGCGTTCGCCGAGGTGGACGGGATCGACAAGCAATTCGCCGACCAGGGGGGCCTCCCGCTGCTCCTCCAGGGGCAGGGCGAGCCCGGCATCCGCGCCGGCAATCAGGTCGGCGTCATGGCGACCCTAGCGTCGGCCCGGCCGCGCGAGTTGGCGATGCGGGTGGAGCACGCGGTCAGCGAGATCGCGACCCTGGTCTGGCGCTACCACCGGATGCTCGAGCCCGAGGCCCTCGTGAAGCCCGACGGCGCCCGCTTCCTCTTGACCCAGATCCCCAAGGAAACCGTGGTGTTGGTCGCCGCCCACTCGGCCTCCCCGCTCTACGCCGCCGCGATCAAGGCCGAGGCCGACAATCTCCTCAAGGCTGGCGCCATCGACCTCGCCGACTACGTCACCATGAAGGACCCCCCGATGGTGGACGTCCTCCGGTCCAAGGCCCGGCATCTCCAAGACGCCGCCGCGAAGAAGGGCGAGCGCCTGCTGGCCATCAAGGAGATGCAGGCCCAGCATGGACGCGGCGGACGTTCTACTCGATAGCTAGCTAGCACGCTTCGCGTGATCATCAACGCCGACGCCCGATCCATCCCGCTGCGTGACCAGTCCGTCCACTGCGTCGTGACGAGCCCTCCCTACTGGGGCCTGCGCGACTATGGCGTCATGGGCCAGCTCGGCCTCGAGCGCACGCCGGAGGAGTACGTGGCCGCCCTGGTGGTCGTCTTCCGCGAGGTCTGGCGGGTGCTGCGCGATGACGGGACGTGCTGGCTCAACCTCGGGGACTCCTACGCCGGGTCGTGGGGCGCGCAATCTCGTGGCGACACGACAAGCGAGGCCTCGTCACGCCTTGAAGGATCCTCCATGCTGTCGGCTCGGCAGATCTTTGCACATCCTTTGGGCGGCAACGGAACTGGGAGCCTGAAGCACACACCTGGCCTCAAGCCGAAGGATCTCGTCGGCATCCCGTGGCGCGTCGCCTTCGCCCTCCAGGCGGACGGCTGGTATCTCCGCTCGGACATCGTGTGGAGCAAGCCGAACCCGATGCCCGAGAGCGTGACGGATCGGCCGACGAAGGCGCACGAGTACCTCTTCCTGCTGGCGAAGTGCGAGCGGTACTACTACGACGCGCGCTCAATAGCGGAGCCGTCAGTGCATCAGCACGGCAACCGCGCCGGCTCGCTCGTCAGGCTCGGCGACGATCCTTTCGTCTCGTCTCTGCCAATGCCCACCGCGGCGACGCATGGGTCTCTAAACGGCACGCGTAACCGCCGCTCCGTCTGGGAGATTGCGACCCAGCCGTACCCAGAGGCCCATTTCGCCACTTTCCCCGAGGCGCTGGTGGAGCCCTGCGTGCTGGCCGGGACCCCGGAACGTGGCGCGGTCCTCGACCCCTTCGCCGGCAGCGGCACGGTCGGGCTGGTCTGCCAGCGCCTCGGCCGGCGGTTCGTCGGGCTCGAACTCAAGCCGGAATACTGCGCGATGGCCTACAAGCGGACCGCGCAGCTAGGGCTCGTCTAGCCTCTCAGTCCGCCTCGGACTGCCCACCCCACGCCAAAAAGTCCTCTTGACGTGCAGATAGTGCGGGGCGTAGTCTCCCCACCAATGGCGACACGAGGTGGACGCCGCGGGTCCAGTCGGAAGTCCCGTCGATGAGTTTCCCAGGCTCGGCGCGCCCTGTTGCGTAATCACACGCGAGCTGCACTGAGCCGCGCAGTCTAAAAGGAGCACACCATGGTCGAGACCGTCATCGTACGGAATCGTCGGCACGGGCGTAAGGGCCGCCGGTAAGCGCCCGGAAATGATCCGTCACCGCTACGGGAAACGGCGTGGCCGTCGGTAAGACGACCCGCCGCGCCAAGCGCGCCGCCCGCCGGAATCTCCGGCGGGCGCGCGTCGTTCGGTGGAGGGCCCGCCCATGAGGGGCATGCCGCCCGGGATGGCCGCCATGCCGCAGGGGCAGGTCGAGCCCGCCGCGGCGCCCCAGGCGAAAGGTGGGCAAGAAGCGCGCGGGAAGATCATCGCCGGCCTCGCCACCGAGCTCGCCCGCATCGCCATCCCGATGTTTCCGAAAGAGTCGCCCATGGGCATCGCGCTCGCCGAAACGGCGGCCAAGCTCGGCAAGATTTTCGCCAAGCCGCCCGAGGATCTCGGCCAGGCCGAGCTCAAATTCATGGGCCAACAGCTCTATCCAGGACAGAAGCCCGCCGCGATGGATATGGGCCAGGTGGTCCGGGGCGGCCTCGCGGGTCAGGGCGTCCCAGGCGCTGGCGGTCCCCCCGGCGGTCCCCCCGCTGGTCCACCCCAAGGAGGCTAGATCATGGCTGGACTCGTAAGGCCGAAGATGTTTCCGATTCGCGAGGTCACCTCCGACAAGCAGGATGCGGGCATGATTTACAACCCGAAACGGATGAGTCACCACGGCGGCCTCGACGCGCCGACGAAGTGGCCCAAGGGCGACGCGCCGTCGGGGCTCATGGACATCGACTCGCCCACCAAGATCAAGACCGCCGACGAGTCGCGCCACAGTAGCGACGACTGAGGAGCGCGACCATGCCGGATCTCTCAGACCTGACGCCCGCCGAGCTCGCCGAGGCCGCCCTCGCGAATCCGCAGGTCTTCGCGCACATCGCGTCGAAAGATCCGCGGGTCCAACTGATGGAGCGCCTCTACGGGGACCCCGAGGCCAAGCGCGCCATCCAGTCCCACAGCAAGCGCCTCTTCCCCAAGGCGTCCGTCCCCGAGATCGACCTCCCCGAGGTCATCCGCGGCGAGCTCAAGGACGACCTCGACGCCGTCAAGAAGCTCCGCACCGAGCTCGAGGATGAAAAGAAGGGCCGGCGGCGCCAGAGTTTCCGCGCGCGGCTGGAGGAAGCGGGCGGCGCCGCGGAGGATCTGGACGCCATCGAGACGTTCATGGTGGACAACGAGATCGGGCCCAAGTCGCTGACCGTCGCGGTCGAGAAATTCTACGAGTCCAAGGAGCTCGCCGAGCCCCGCGGCGCGGCGCTCTCCGATGCCTTTGTCGCCGACGCCAAGGACGAGCAGATGAAGGCGCTCCTCACCGCGGGTCCCGGAGCCGACCTCGACAAGATCAACGAGCCCTTTGTGGAGGCCGTCTATCAGGATATGTTCGGCCAGCGCGCCGGACGGAGAGGACGCGGGTAACCCATGCCCATCCCTGGCGTCGGCATCATCGCAGGCGGTCCCGCCGGAACGGAGCTCCAAAACTTCACGCGGCGCGCCTTCACCGGCAAGCTGATCGTCCAGACCCGCAACGCGACGCCGCTGATGGCCGCGCTCTTCGCCAACGCGAAGCCGGCCGGCGGCGGCATGTCCTCGGTCACCGTGCCGATGCAGGGGGGCAGCTACGTCAACACCGTCGCGACCGACGCCTCCGGCAAGTTTCCCCAGCCGGCCGCGCTCAATCCCGGCGTCAACGCGGAGTGGAACCTCAAGATCATCATTACCCCGATCCCGTTCCTGGGCTTGGAGGGGCTCGTCCAGTGGGACGCCGCGGTGATCCCGATCCTGGCCGCCCGCATGAACGACGCCGGCAACTCGCAGGCGGAATACTACTCGACCCAGATCTGGACGAACGCCACCTACGGCTCGAACGACCTCGACGGCCTGCCGCTGATCGCGTCGGCCACCGGCACCTACGCCAACCTCTCGCGGGCGGCCAACACGTGGCTGCAGGCGAACGTCATCAACGCGGGCGGGGTCGATCCAACCCGCGCGCTCATCAATCAGTACATCACCTCCGCGTCGAAGTTCAACCAGGGCGAGCCGCCGGACTTCGGCGTGACCGGCCCGGGCACGTGGTCGCGGCTGTCCCGCGACTACCTGGGCCTCGAGCAGTTTGTCATCACGCCGGGCTCCGGCTTCTCCAAGGTGCCCGAGGGCCCGCGGTCGGCGTTCAACGCCCTCATGGTCGGCTCGGTGCCGATCTACTACGACCCGGCCTACGGCACGGAGGGCACGCTCTATCTCTTCAAGGGCAAGTACACCGCGCCGTATCTCCACCGCGCCGCGGCCTTCGCCTTCACGGGGTTCCAGTCCACGCTCGCAAACTACCAGCTGGGCTATGTCGGCGCGCTCGTGACTGTGGCCGAATTGGTTTGTGTCAAGCCGAAGAGTGTCTCCAAGGTGACCGGTCTTACCTTTGACTCTGTCTAGGGAAGACGCTATGTTCTCGGCATGGGATTCATACCGAACAGAGAAGCGCTTGCCTGTGCCGCAGGACTCTTCAATGGAGAGGGCCACGTCGGAAGTTTCGCCAATCGAAAGGGATACCGTGGTCGCTGCCCAGTACTCGATGTCACCCAAGTGGATCGCTGGGTTCTTGACAGATTCGCTGAGGCCGTTGGAATCGGAAAGATCTACGGTCCCTACCAGCGCGGTCAATATGGCGGGCAGCCGATTCTCCACTACAGGGCGGCTGGCCATCCTCAAGTCCAAGCGATCTGCGCAATGCTCTGGCCGTGGCTCTCTCCGCAGAAACGAGAGCAATTCCGTCTCGTGCTCACGCAGGGAGGACCGTCGCGGCCACACAATCGCTACGCTCCGCCGTGCGCCCATGGGGTCCTCAAGCCGCTCAAGAAGTGCGGCGAGTGCCGCAGGGACTACTTCCGACGCTACTACAAGGACCCCGAGCATCTCGCCAAGCATCGAGAGCGGACGCGGATCGCTCGTGCCCGCAGGAAGGAGCTGACCTAACATGGGCACCGATTTCGTTCCGACCGGGATCGCCACTGGGCTCTCGGGCTCGATCTTTGGCAAGGCGCTCACCACCGTCATTGTGCCCGGCGCGGGCGGCGCGTTCATCCCCGCCGCGGGCCTCTTCTACGCCTATGGCCTCGGCGCCAACGTCGTCTTCGAGGTGCTCGACGACAGCGGCGTGTGGAATGCCCCGGCCGCGGCGGGCGTGTCGCCGGGCCTGTTCTGCTCCGACGGCGTCGATGTCCGCTTCCGCAACGCCGGCGGCGGCAACCAAAACGTCGTCACCATCAAAATCGGCTAGCCCGGGGGGCACCCGCTTCCGCGGGTGACAGGCCGTGGCGGGGGAAACGCTCGGGACGTATCTGACGCGGACGCGGCGGTTGCTCCATGACCTCGCCGCGACCTACGTCCCGAATCCGCTGAACCCCACGCTCTCGCAGTATTTCTCGGACTTCGATCTCACCGTGTTCATCAACGATGCGACGAATCAGCGGGATCTCTGGAGCGGCGGGTCGCGGACCTACGTCCCCAACGTCCCCTTGACCATCGGCCAGGACCTCTACACCTTCACCGCCCTCGCGCCGAACAAGACCGTGCTGGATTGCATCAACGTGATCCTGATCTACGGGAGCACCCGCGTCGTCCTCGAGAACCCCACCTTTACCGACCTCACCACCAAGGCCCGGGCGCTCACCTTTTACCAGAATCGGCCCTGGGGCTTCGCGCGCTACGGGGCCAATCAGATTTACATCGCCCCGGCCCCGGGCGCGGTCTACAACGCGGATTTCGATCTCTCGGTCCTCGCCACCACCTTCGTGAACGCCGCGGACCCCGACCCGCTCCCCTTCCCCTACACGGTCCCCATTCCGTTCTACGCGGCCTATCTGGCCAAGATCAATCAGCGCCGGTATGACGAGGCCGAGCAACACTTTGGCTTCTACATCCGCGCGATGCGGGACATCGAAGGGGCCCGGGTCGGTCAGATGCTCTCCGCCTACACCGCCGCGCGCAGCGGCAAGCAAGGCTACTGATGGCCCGGCAACCGGGACCGCCCGGCGGGGGTGGGGGCGGCGGCGGCCGGGGGCCGGCCCCGCCGATCACCCAGACGCAACGCGCCTGGAAAGGCCTCAACGTCACCGACTCGCGCCTCACCCTGGACGAGGACGAGCTCTATCGGTGCGAGAATGCGATGCCGCTCGGCCGTGGGATCGCCCCGACCCCCCTCTACAACGGGCCGAGGGGGACAGCGCTGCACGCGGGATCGCTGATCAAAGAATCCTACGGATGCTCGCTCACCTATGCGCCCAACACCACCCCACACCCGGTCACCATCGCGATCTTCGAGGATGGGTCGGCGTGGATGCGAGACCATTTCCTGGACGGCGCCGTGGATGTCCAGATTGCCCCCGTCCAGACCTTCTCGTCATCGCCCAGCGGCACCGCCATCGTGATCTGGCAGGACGGCCCGGTTCTGTTCCTCGACGATAAGGCTGGGTATGTCAAATGGGACGGCGTCACCTTCACCGTCATCGACGCGACGAAAAAGGGCCACGCCCTCTCCGTGTTCTCGGGCTATGCCTTCTTGGGCACGGCGCCGCGCACCATGACCTTTAGCGCCCCCAATGCCTTTGCCGACTTCGTCGCGGCGAACGGCTCTGGCTCGTTCAAGATCACGGATGATGCGTTCCAGGGGGCGATTCAGCGGCTCATCTCGACCGTGTCCCAGCTCTGGATCATCGGCATCGCGGCGATCGACGCGCTCGGCAACATCGCGACGGTGTCCGGCGTCACCACGTTCTCCGTGACGAATGCCGTGACCACGATCGGCACCGCCTTCGGGGATTCCGTCATCGGGTACTTCCGGTCGTTGATTTTCTCCACCGGCTATTCGATTCATTCCTTGCTGGGCGTGACTCCGCAAAAGCTCTCCGGAAAACTCGATCAATTCTTTTCGAGCCTCGGTCCGGCGATTACCTTCGGACCTCGACCCGGCATTGTGAAACTCAATGGCATTATTATCCTCGTCTATCTCTTCTCGTTCACCGACCCGAAGACAGGCGTGCACAGTACACGACTGCTGTGCTTCGCCGAAGGGAAATGGTTCGTCACCACCACGCCGGATCTGGGAGGCAATCGGATACTGGATCTGGTCTCCCTCACCATCAGTACCGTTCCAGAGGTCTATGGCATTGACGCCGGTGGATTCCTGTATCGGATCTTCGCGCGGCCCTCCGATGCCGCGAAGGGCACGGTCACGATTTCCAGTAAGCTCTCGGATGCGGGCGCCCCCGTTGAGGGTCATCAGGCCTTCCACGTGGGGTTTGATTTCTCGGCTCCGCTCGCGACCGGATTGACCTCCTTGAGCGTGACCCTCACCACAGAGGCCAGGACACTGACATTACCCGTTGTGTTCCCGATTTTTTCTCCTGTGTCGGATGCCTGGCTCGGGGTGCGCTATGCCTTGTTTCGGACGGACAACCCGACGATCGGCCAACGTCTCGGCTGGACGCTCTCGTATCCCTGCGCCGATCTGGTCACGCTTGAGGCGGCCCATCTGTCAGCTGGCCCGACGAGTGAATGGGATACCGGGGTCGACGCGGCGTTGCCCTTTGTGTTCACCACGCCGGCTGACACGCCCTTCGTGTTCACCAACCCGGATGGCACGCCCTTCGTGTTTCTCAACGGCTGATCCATGCCCGGCGCGCTCGCGATCCCCAATGTGTTTCTCGGGAATAGCCCGAGCGCGATCTCGAAGCTCGACGCCGATCTGTCCACGATCGCCTCCTATATCAATGCGCGAGAAGTCACCATCGGGCTGCTCGCCAATCGGCCGGCGGCAGGGAATGCCGGGGCCTGGTTCCTCGCCACCGATGTCGCGGGCGGCGCACTCTACGTGGATAATGGGGCGGTCTGGACCCAGGCCTCCACGGGGTCCGCCACCGGAGCGCCAGGGATTCCAACCGGCGCGACCGATGGCGCGGTCGCGGTCCCGCGGCTGATTACGACCGTCGATGGCACCCTCGCCGCTCCGCTCACGGGTCAGACCTTCCTCACCCCATCCGTCTATACCGAGCGGTGGGAGGCGACGGTCGCCGGGACGGTGAATAGCATCCTCACCGCGCGCATTGATACCATCTTCCAGGGGGCCTTCACGGCTCAAGCGCCGGCCTTCGGCGGGAGTCTCCTCACGCGCGCCTTCGCCGTGGCCGCTCCCGCGGCCGGCATCAATCAGATCGCGTCGCTCAATGGCTATGCCTACATGACAGCGACCGCGACCAAGAGCGTGATCTGGGGCATCGTCGGAGTCGCCCAGATCAATGTCGGCGCGCCCATTGCCACCACGGGCGCCAATGCTTGTGAGCTCGACGTCGTCAATAACGCGGCCAATCCCGGGGCGGCGGAAACTCCGGGCGGGACAAACCAGAGCGCGGTCTATGGGCTGTTCATCAACAGCGTCGGCACGTTCCAGGTGACTACCGCGATCAGCATCCACGCCTCGACGCTGGGCGGCGGAGCCAACGCCTGGCAGCAGGGCATCTACATTTCCGGGATCGTCACGGGCAACCCGTATATCAAAATCGACTCTGGCGTGGCATCCGGTGGACGGATTACACTGGCGTCTGCTGGTTTCAACCCGAAACACTTGAACAACGAAAGCGGCGCATTCCGGGTCTTTAATGACACCATCGTTGTCCTCGGTGCGAGCGATACCGGCATCTTGAAGATGGGCACTCGCAACGTTCCGGCCGGAGGCGCAACGGCCACCCTTGGGTTAACTGGAGGTGCGAATAGCCCCACGGGGCCTACCCAAAACTCGTGGATCACTTGTACGGATCTGGCCGGGATTACCTACTTCCTTCCCGCGTGGATCTAGACACAAGCGGAGCAACGAAATGACCGTCGCCCAGCGGGCCCTGACCAATGCCTCTCGCGTGACGCTGTGCTGGAAGGAGATTCCCTTTCTGTTGATGTCCGGCGACGTGGTCTCGCTCACGATACCGGGCGTGAACATTCACACCGTCGCGGCGCGGCTCGTTGCCACTGAGGCCGTGACCTCACTGTATCCTCAAGGCATGCCGCGAAGCGATGGCAGCAAGTGGGCGGTCTGGCAGGAACTCCTGCTCCAAGACATGGCCGAGACGACCAAGGAGTTGGTGTCCTGGCTCCGCGATAAGCTGGATACCGGGCGAACTCAGCCGGGCTTCTCGCAGTGGCGCGAATTGCTTATTGACTATCTCGATACACGACCGGGTGACGCAGATCCCAATGGCTGACGGATTCACGGACGATCAGGCGGGCCAAGCGCTCGACTATCTCGGGCGGCAACAGCCCGCCCTGAGTCAACGCCTCAAGACCTTGCCGAGCGCTTCTGCCGCTGGAGGCGGCGCGGTCGCCTCGCCCGTCACGGGAGCTGGCGGCACCACCGTCGGGACCGGCGGGGCTGGCCCGGGACCGGGCGCTGCCGAGGGGGGGCCGTTAGCGGCGGCGGCTCGACGTGGGTCATCGGCTACTCGTCCGAGTGCGCTGAGTCTCGCCTCGCAGTCGGCGTCGGCCGCCTCGAAAGCGGGACAGTTTGCGAGCGATCTCATTGGCTCCGACACTGGGACCGGGACACCGCCTCCTGGATCGGCCTTGTCTACGCCACCGCCAGAATCACTCGGAGATCCGCAATTCTCTCAGGCGTTCCCTGGGTCCACTATCGGCAGTGGAGAGGTGCCACCAGGATCGGCGTTATCCACGCCACCCCCGGAATCTTTGGGGGAACCTGGTGGTGTAGCGGCCGGTGACGTGGCGGGCGGATTGGGCACCACCGCCACCGGCGCGGGCGCCGCCGCGGCGCTCCTCGGGCTTCTCGCTCAAGCCACTGGCAACAAGGATCTTGGGACAGCGGCGAAGACGCTCGGCGGTGCCGCCACGGTGGCCGGCACCGCTGGAGCCGGGGCCTCGGCGGTGGCCGGCACGGCGGGACTCAGTGCGGCGGCCGCCCTTGGCGCGGCTCCCGTGACTGCCGCCATGTTGATCGGTCTCATCGGACAACTCACCGGCAACGAAGACATCCCCTTCCAGCTCGGACCGAAACCCGACCCCTATGCGATGTTCGGCGAGAAACTCGGCAATACCCTCGGGGAGGAGAGCACCGGACTCAGGGCCCTCTATCAGGCGTTGCCGACCGTGGGATCGCGCGCCGAACTCTCCCAACTCCTCGATGCGTTCAAGGCCAATCAGGCCGGCCGGATCGGCGGATACGGAGTCGGCTCGGACCCGTTCTCGATCCCGGCGCTTCCGGGAGCTGGCGGGTCCGCCCACGAATGGAAACAAACCTCAGACTTCGGGGTCCCGGTCGATGAGTTGAATCAGGCCATCAAGGGCCTGCTCCCGTTCCTCCCAGAGACGGGCCCCGAGGGGAGTGCGCCGGGCTCGCAACTCTGGAACACGGTCATGACGAACATGGAACGAGACCGGGCGCGGTCCACTGGCCTGAACATGGACCTCCAAAAATACATCTCCCCAGAGGACTGGGCGGCGACGGTGGCGCAGTTCCCGGAGGACGTGGCGATGCCGGGCGCATCCGATGCGTGGACAAAGTACCGCCAATCCTTGGAGAGTCCGGCCCGCGACCCGATGCCCCCGAGTGGCGCGACGCCGGAGTCGCAGGACGCGACGAAGATGGTCGAGCAGGCCTTGGCCCCCAGACCCGGAGGCGGGACGACCATGCCGCGGCCGATTGGGGGCCCGGATGAGGCCCTCGGATTCGCGCAGCAGGCCGTCGGCGCGCCGTAATGTCCAACAGCCTCCCGCAGCCCATCGCGTGGCAGTCGCTCCCGTTCGGGGACAAGTCCGCCTTCATCGACTGGCTCGGCCAGCACGATCTCTGGCATCGCGCCCTCGATCATCAGCTCGCCGCGCAGGGGGTCAAGCCCTACCCCTCGCTCTCCCTGGGCGATGGCCCGGGCGACGAGAATTCCGACGACTGGCACGCGACCCATCAGACCATGCACGACGGGGAAGCGGGCGGCCTCGGCCTCTCGGGGTCCGCCGATTTTAGTTCCTATAACCTCAACGACCGCGACGAGTTTGCGACCTGGACCTTTCTCCATGCGCAAGAACACGAACGACTCGCATCGGCGGCGGGGATCTAATCATGGCGGACGAGCTGCTTGACTTCGCATCGGGAGTTGGTGGTGGAGCCTACCCGTCTGATCCTGGTGGACTCCAGGACTTCGGGGCGAGCACGATCCCGGAAGGGTGGGCCAACACGCCGGGACCGGCGGTCGGTGCTGTGCCGGGAGCCGGAGGTGGTGGTGGCGGCTCGTGGTGGGGGAACATCGGCACCGGACTCGGGAAGTTTGCCTCGGGCCTGGGACTGGATACCGTCGGCGGCGGATTGAAGGCCCTGACCGCCGGGCTCGGGCTCGGCTCCCAGGCGCTGGGGATCGGCAATCAACTGAGCGCCCAGAAACAACTCGGCCAGCAGACCAAAATCCTTCAGTCCTCCGAGAAGCAAGCCCAGGCGGCGGCGGCCCCGGCCGTGGACTTCGGCACGAAGACGCTCAACCGGGCGGCCAGTGGCGAGCTGACCCCGGCCCTCCAGGCCAAGATTGACGAGTGGACGCAGAAGGCGAAAGCCGACGCCGCCTCGCGGTTCGCCTCGATGGGCCTCGGCAATTCCACGCAGCTCGACTCGTTCAACCGCCTAATTGACGAGCAGGCCATGAGCATGCGCGGCTCGATGTTGCAGCAGCAGGAAGAGACCGGCTTGGCGGGCCTCCAGACGGGCGTCAGCGCCGCGACCGGCGTCATGGGCGCCTCACAGGCCCAGCAGAAGTCCCTCGAGGAACTCATCGCGCAAGCGAACGCCTCCATCGGCAAGCTCTCCGGGTCGGCGGCCTGATGGCGAACCCCTTCGGCGCGGACACCACCCTGGACACGTCCGGTCTGCCGCCCCCGCCGCCGCCGACCCCGCTCCAGGGGTTGACCGGGTCGCTGGGATTAGTGCCAAGCTTCCAAGAGGCGGGCGCCCGCGAAGCCGCGCACGCCCGGGAGTCCGCCACCCGGGGGCGGTCCGATCTGGAAGGCCTGCGCACCAAGGCCGGCGAGCACGAGCAGGCCGCCGCCGCGGCCACACCGCCGGCGCTCGCACTGCCCACGCCGCCGTCCACGGAGGCGCGGCCGTTCATGGTTCCCGGCAAGGACACGCTCTCCCAGGTGCAGGCGGCCCTCGCCGGGGCCACGCAGCTCGCCCTCGGCATCGGCGGGATGCGCGGCGGGGGCTCCGCGCTCGGTGCGGTGGCCGGCTTGAAAGGGGCGATCCATGGCTGGATGGAAGGCGACAAGGACCGCGTCGAGCGATCCATGGCCGAGTGGACTGCCAATTCCGACAAGCTCCTGGCGGAGCACCGCTCCCGGCGCGAGGCCTACAACGATCTCCTGACCTCCCAGGACCGGAGCATGCAAGAGCGCTTGGCCGAGATCGGCGTCCGAGCGCGCCTAGACGGCGATGACCAGGCGGCCCTCGCCGCGGAGCGGGGGAATCTCGGCGAGCTCATCAACCTGCTCGGGACGCGCGAACAGCAGGAGCGGCAGTTTGGCGTGCAGATGAAGACCCTCGACCAGAGCATCGCCCAGCACAACGAGACCGCGCGGCGGGCGGATCGCACCTTTGACGCCACCCAGGAACAGCGGCGGATCACGAACGAACGGCTGGCCGAAGGGCTCAAGCTGCGCAAGGAGACCGCGGGGAACCTGTTCAAGCTCCAGGGGACCGAGTCCTCCCTCCAGCAGAAGCTCGACAACGCGGATCTCGTGGCTGAGGCGGTCGATCTTCTGGATCAGGAGGGGATCATCCCACGAGGGGGGGCCGTCTGGGACACCGTGAAGACGAAGGCCGCGCTCCAGTCGAAGCCCGGTCGGTCGGACATCGCGAACGCGATCCAGATCCTCAATCGCTTCGGCACGCCGCTGGTCATCGGGACGGAAGTCGGCCTCGGGACGACCGGCAGTGCGCTCCGGCTCAAGGTCGTCGGCGAGGCGGAGGCGGGCAATCTCATGGGCGCGCCCAAGGACTTCTGGGACCTGTTCATCCCGGCCGCGAAGAAGCGCTGGAACCGAGATCTCGCCACCACGCGCGAGTCCCTCAAGCAGTTGGGCCATCTGCCCAACCAAGGGCCGCCGACCACTGACTACGAAGTCTTGGGGACCACGGAGTAATGGCGCAGTCCCGTGTGCGCGCGCCAGACGGCCAGATTCTCACGGTGGACCATCCGTCCGGGTCCACGCCGGAGCAGATCAAGGATCTCGCCAAGAAACAACACGCGACACCACCCCCTCGCATCGTGCGACGTGAGGCACCGCCTCCGGCGGGACCCGACATCGTCGGCCGCGCGAAACAATCGCTGGTGGCCGAGCCGCCGGCTGGCGACCGAACCGCCGTCTCGCGTGGTATCTTCGGCGAGAACATCGGCTCCTGGGACGCCCCCGGTCGATACGTCCGAGCCGCCGGGGATCTCTTCCTGCCGGGATCAGTACCAGAGGCGGCCGGCTTATCCGCGACACTGCCGGTCGGTGGCGGCCTGCTCACCGCTCCGCTCAAGCGCACCGCCGCTCGGTCGTTCGCCAGTGGGGTCACGAGCGCCGCACAGACCGGAGATTGGAGAGAGGGACTCAAGGAAGCCGGCTCCGAGGGCCTTAGCCAGGTGGCCGGTGAAGTCCTGCCTGGGGTGGTCCGTTTCGGCCAGACTCAACGGGCGGGCCAACCGTTCCTGGCGCGACGCGCGGCGGAGGAGGCCGCCTATCCAGAACAGGTCGCGGCTCGGCGTCTCGAGGAAGCCGGCCGCGTGCGCGAAGCGAGGGCCACCCATCAAGAGCAGAAGGCGGAGGCCAAACGATCACACGCGGAACGGGAAGCCGCCAAGCAGACGCAGTACGAGGCCCAGGCACGGGACTACGCTCAGCATGGTGCCCAGTCGATCGCCGACGCCTTCAAGCAACAAGTGCCGGCCTTCAACGAGTTTCCCTCGACCGAAGCCGGTCTCGTGGACATGGTCTACGGGAAAGGCCAACAGCGGCTGAGTGAACGGTTCGATGCGGCGTTGAACGAAGTGGTCCGCCAAGGGAGCGGCAAGAAGGTTCCGCTCTCCCAAGCCGATGCGGACGCGCTTGGCCTGAGACTCTCTGGTCTTCGACAGCTCGACAAGACGAGACCGCCGATTGGTGATGTGGACGGGGGACAACTCGCGGAACGACTGACGGGATTCTGGAAAAAGGATCATGGGGTCTACCGCCGGGGCGTGACCGCGCTCGACAAGGCGGACCTTGGCAACCAGGCCGCACGCGCTGAGTATCGAGCGGCCCAGGCGCTCATCGACTTCGCGGACAAGAGCCAGATGCTCAAGGGAGAGAAGTTCAACCCGGAGTCGGCTCGGGCCGCGTTCACGAATCTGAAGAAGATCGACGCCCTTCGACGCCGGGGACAAGGCGATGTCTTCCGTGGCCCGATCGCCGAAGCCGTCCGGAGACCCGGACCAGTGCCCCCCGTCTCAGAGCCGCCCCCGATCACGCAGGCCTTTCGGCGCCCGGCGCCGCTCCCGGACGTGCCCAAGCCAGCGCCCTTACCCAAGGGCGTTGAAGCCACGACGATCCCGAAGTTAAGCCCGTACGGCGGCGCGATCGTCGGTGAAGTGCCGGCGCTCGTCGCCTCGCTCCTCGCTGGGCATGTGGACTACAGTGGGGCGGCCATCGGTGGGGCCGCCGGGGCACTGAGCGCCATGGCGCTGAGCGGACGGCCCATCGTCACGAAGGCGCCGCTCTCTCCGGCCTATCGTTTCGCGACGAGCGCCCCGGTCACAGGCCTGGGGGCTCAGGAAGCTCGCCGCCTCATGGATCAGCCATGACGTGGACGGAGCGATGAGCGGTAGCGGGTACAGCGGCAGTCGCCCGCGGCCCGTCCCCCCGGGCCCGCGTCCCTCGCCGGTCAAGATCATCACGCCGGACGGGGATGCGCACGTGGTGTCGGCCCAGGAGTTTAAGCACCGGGCGCCGCCGGACCTGCCGACGCCGGAGGAGACGGCTCAGCGCGCCGAGGAGATGCATCCCGAGGAAGCCATCACCTTGGAGCTGCTCGAGGAGCAGACCATGCGGACGCTCTATCGCAACATGCGGCTCGCCGAGAAGCTCTCGGAGCGCACCGCCGCCGCGGCCCAGGCGATCCGGTACATGGCGATCAAGTACAAGCTCGGCCCCGAATTTGGGGCGGATCTGGACCATGCGCCGACCGATTAGCGTGCAAGGGGGTGGTCCTCATTCTTGGCTACTGGCCAAAGGAAAACTTACGCTGGCCGCGCTGGTGCTGTGGGCCGGCGCGGCCAGCGCCGCGGACCCCAAGCCGGTGGTCCTGTGCAAGGCGTCCCTGACCTGCCTGCAAACGATGGTGGACGATCTCCGCGACTATCGGCAATACCTTGAGGATCAACTGTCCCTCGCCAAGACGCTCTTGAGCCAGGCGCAGGCGCGGATCGCCGAGCAGGCCAAGGAAATCGAGGCCCTCAAGGCGCCCAAGCCCCCCACCAAGGAAAAATAGTTGACCATGCAACGCTTGCGGGGCTAATCTCCCCCCCAATGACCGATTCGCCTTCGGCGGGCTACAGGAGGGACAGCGCATGAGGATGACCCTGAGAGTCTCGCTCGCCTTATTGGTCGTCCTCGCCATAGATTGGGCTCCGGGGATACCGCCATTCCCGCTTCACACTCTTGCCCAGGTGAAGGCCCAGTCCTCGGTGCCTCCTGATGTTTGGCATCCATTCCGCGGGGGGTTGAACTGCATTCAGGTCTCGGACTCGCAGGGCCGATTCAACTGCGCGCCGGGCACCACCGTCGATCCCACCACGGGCAACATGGTCATCTCCGGGACCCTCGCCTTTCAGGGCTTGGCCGCCGGCACGTTCGCCAATGGCCTCGCCCTCGCGCCCGTCGGCACCCCGGTCCAGCTCCTCGGCTCGGGGGATCTCGTGCTCTCCACCACGCCGGACAGTGTCGCGCCCTCGGGTCCCCTGATGCAGGGCGCGACCCTGCGCGTGCGCCGGGGGCCGGCGGGCACCTGTGTACTAGTGATCGCCGGGGGGAATAGCTTCGGCAACGAGTTCATCATCCCCGTCGTCCCGGCGGCCTCCGGCTTCCAGGTCGATGCGAACTTGGCGAATTTCCACGGCTACGCGAACCTCGCGACGACGCCGATCCCCTACTCCACGCTCCTCGCGTTCCCAGGCGGCCCTGGTGGCTGCTAGAGGGCCATGCAGTACCACCAACAGAAGGGAGACAGAATCATGAAGAGGTTTCTCGGCGTAGCACTCGCGCTCGTCCTGGCCCTCGGTATCCCGGTCGCCGCGCTCGCTCAGCAGGCGTCCCCCGGTGCCGCCACCACCCAGACCGGCTCAACCGGCCTGGCCGCCCAGTCGTGTCTCTCGGCGAACGGTACCAGCTCCGCGCAGCAGACCATCACGGTGCCCGCTCCCGGTGGCTCGAACTCGATCTATTTCGACTACATCAACGCGGCTCTTTTCACCACGGCGGGTAACACCACCTCCGCGACCGCGGTGACCGTCACCACCACCAACATTTCTGGCACGCCTTCCTGGCCCGCTCCGAATGGCGCCGCGAACAGTGGGACTGCCGCCGCGCTGCCAGGAGCCGTCACGTCCGTTCCAGGCCTGACCGGCGTGCTCGCGATTCCGATCAAGAGCCTGGCGGGAACCGCGCCCACGATCGTTGGCCCAACGGCGCAGGCGAGTACCTTTCAGTTCCTGACCGCGTGCTGGCACGTCGCTCCCTGATCTCCAACTAGGAGATAGGCATTGCACGTAGATGTGGCGTTCGCTCAATGGCAGTCTGTCGTCTCGGCGGTAGACCCACGGCTGCGTGAGACCATGGTCTACGGAGGATCATCGCCAAACGTCCAGTCGGCGGGTATCGTTGAAGTGAATCTTTCGGCTGCTTTCAGTATTCCGCTACCTACGGAAACTGAGTTTCTCGCCGCATACCCCAACGCGGTTAAAGTCGGCAACGTAGGGCCGTAATGCGCTCTCGCTTGTACTCAATCGCGTTCTGTGGATTCATCGTGCTCTCTCAGCATGCCTCCAGCGATGGCACGCTGTGGTGGCGGCAAGAGGCCGGGCCCGTGCCCGCGAGCGAGTGCCGAGCGAAACTCAAGGCCGTCACGGGGCGGCCCAAGGTCGGATTTTCAAAGTGGTACGATGTCACCCCTGCGCTTCTCGACAAGCACTTTGGCTCACCTCCGATTGCCGAGAAAGGGACCTGGCTCGGCTGCTGGCCCGAGGGGACGGCGTTGGACGAGCCGGACTCATGAGACGCTCGCTCCCGGTTCTCTTTGTCTTTGTTGTCGCCTGCGCCGTCTTTGCGCCAGCGTTCCGCTATGATTTCCTCCTCAAGTGGGACGACGGGCCCGCCATCGTGTCGAACCCCATCATCCGGGAATGGTCCTGGGTCTGGATCACGCAAAATATCTTTTTCGGCCACTGGATTCCGTTGACGTGGCTCGTCATCAACACGGAGTACCATCTGTGGGGTCTCCATGCAGGCGGGTGGCACGCGGTCAACGTGCTCTTGCATGCGGGGAATGCCGTTCTCGTCTATGTGATCGCGCGCCGGCTGATCCAGCAGGGCCAACTCGGGCCCCTCGCCGCCGCGCTGCTCTTCGCCGTGCATCCGCTCCGTCTGGAATCGGTGGTCTTCATCACCGAACTTCGGCAACTGCTCATGACGACGTGGCTGCTCGTCGCCGTGCTCTTCTGGCTCACAGAGCGACGGGGGTTCGCCTTCGGAGCCTTTCTGCTCGCTGGCTTATCGCATTCGCTGGCGGTGACATTGCCGGTGCTGCTCCTCTGCCTTGAGTGGTGGCGCACGGGTCGAGTCCCCTCGCACCTGTGGAAGCGGCTAGCACCATTCTTCGCCGTCTCAGTGGTGCTGTCTGTGATTGCCTTCCGCGCCCTGCACGTCCTGGGCAATAGCACGGCGTGGGCCACTGTCGGACTCGGACCCCGCTTGCTACAGATCGCTTATAGCGAGGTGTTTTACGCCCGGCAAACGCTCTGGCCCGGGCGCTTGAGTCACCTGATCGAATACACCTGGGTCCCGTCCTGGGGGCAACCGCAGTATCCGATTGCCGTCGCGATCCTGGTCCTTACGACATCGCTATGTGTCCTCACGTGGCGGTGGTGGCCAGGCTTGACGGCAGCGCTGATAGGGTACGCGGTCGCGGTGTTTCCACAGGCGGGACTCTTCCAGAACGGCCCGCAGCTCGTCGCCAACCGCTACAGCTATCTCGCGTGTCTGCCTCTCGCTCTCCTTGCGGGCGCGGGGCTGACGCGGGCGTCACGGCGCTTCCCTCGGATGGCGCCCACCGGAGCGGCCGTGGTCGTCGCCGCGTTCAGCGTCGTGACGCTTGTGCACATGCCGATGTGGCGGAATGATGAGACGCTCTGGGCCTACGCGGCGGAGCATGAAGTCACGTGCACCGTCTGCCAGGATGCCGCCGCATTTCAGTCCTATCAGCGTGGTGATCTCGTGCAGACGCGCCGGTATCTCGAGCATGCGATCGCAATTTCAGACACGACGCTCGTTCCCCGATGGGAACGGCATTGGAACCTCGCCACCGTCTTACTCGCGTCGGGGCAGCGTGAAAACGCCCGGCGGGAACTTCGGATCTTTGTCGAGGCTGTGCCGGTCGTCGCTCGCGGGATTCCAGTCGAAAAGAATCATCTGGAGCGGGCCCGCATACTCTTAACGGAATTGGGAAAGGAGCCCTGACCATGGCAGAGCCCGAGGTCGTGGAATTGCATACCGGACAGCCCGTGTGGTACGTCCGCCCCGGCGAAACCGTGGCCCGGCCGGCGCGCCTGCTCTCCGACGGGATCAACGAGAGCGTCCGCACTCCTCAGGGGGTGCGGCAGTTTGCGCATCTCGAGTACGCCACGGCCGATGACACCCACGTCTTCCTCGGCCACGACTCCCCCAAGCCCGCGCCGGGCGACCCCGACGACAAGGCCCGCGCCGTCTCCCAGCGACAGACGCACGAGACGAGCGCCCCCTGGGACCCCAGCGGGGCCCCCGGGACCTGGCATCTCGATGGCGAGGCGGACCACCTGATCCACCCGAAAGTAGTCCAGAGCCCCTAGGGTGCGGGATCTCCACGCGGTCCCCCATGGCAACGGGTCCGAGGTGATCCCGCCCGAGACCTCGGCGGAGGACCGCGCCCACCTCGAGGCCGTCGAGGAGCAGATCCGCACCACGCGACGGGAACAGCGCCAGGCCGGCATCGCCGTCATGCTGCTGGACACCGCCAAGGTGCTTGAGCCCATCGTGGAGCTGCTCTGCGACCGGGCTCTCCGCTGGGCCGCGCTCGGGTGTACCGTCACGCTCGCCGCGTTCGCCATGCGCAACCCCACTTGGGAACGGGCGGCCATCATGGCGGGGTTTGCGATCCTCGCGCCGTGGGTCATCCGGCGGGGCAAGTGAATGGGCCACCACTCCTACGTGATCCTCCGGGTCTCCGCGGCGGTGTACGAGGAGATCCAGGAGAAACTGGAGGCGGGCCACTACTCCTACGACGTCCACGACGATCGCCTCGGCCCGGTGATCGACATGCATGGGATCGCCCTGCAAGCCGAGGAGGACTGAGGTGCCCGGCCAGCTCCGACAGGGCCAGCACGAGCCGATTGTCCCGGCCCAGAACGGCCAGGCGCCCGGCTGGATCGTCCGCTGCGTCGAGACCGGGTGCGGCTTTGCCGTCGATGCCCACGGACGCACCGCGGAGGCCGCGGTGGCCAGCATCGCGCCGACGCACGCCGCCGACCACGTCTTGACGGCCGAGGCGGCGCGGTATCATGAGCCGATCTGGGGGCCGAACGGCAATCAGCTCCATCCCCTGTATTACCCCTAGGAGAGCACCCCATGGCGACCAAGAAGACCACGACGCGCGGCCAAGATCCCCACGGCATCGGAGCCCAGGACGGCTTTCTCTCGGACCTGCCGCTCTACACCCGCGACTCGCTCCGTCCGAATCGGTACGCGGCGAAGCCGGGCCGCGGCGCCCTCGCCTTCGCCCAGGGGTCGAGCATGATGCAATGCTTCGGGCAAGAGGAGATGGACCCGAACGACCCGGGGGACACCTCCGCCGGGGGCGCGGCGGTGCGACCCGCCGTGGGCCTGCCCAAGGCGTACAACGCGCCGGAGGGCGCCCCCGACGACACCGCGACGGGGTGGCTCTGATGCCCGACCAGCGCCAGGCCGACACCCGCGACGCCGTCCAGCGGCAGCTCGACTCCATCGACCGCGGCGATGTCCGACAAGCCACCTATCGCGATGAGTCGCGCCTCTTCCAGCGGGAGACCCCGCGCGACACCGCGCGCGACACCTCCAGGGACACGAGTCGCCGCGACTCGCGCCGAGGCACCCGGGAATGACCGGCCGACGTTCACTTTTTCAACGGGGAGGTCCCGTGACTCCCAGGAAGGCACCCGGTGCACGACTTTTGGTCCAATCTTCCGGCCACGATCCTGGCCCTCGCCGGATTCGTCACGGCGTTAGCGACGCTGATCACGTCGATCCGCAATAGCACCAAACTCAATGACACGAATCGGAAGGTGGACCTCGTGGCCGAGACGGTGAACGGGGCGACGGATCGCCTCGTCGAGCAATTGATCGCGTCAACGAAAGCGACGGCCGAGGCGACGGCGTCCGCGACGGCGGCCGGCATTGTCGAGGGCATCCGACAAGAGAAAGAGAAAAAGAAGCCGTAACATGCGCGAACCACCGGCGGTCACCGATTTCAAGAGCCTCATGCGGCGCGAAGAGGGGCTGGCGATTACGGAGCGGTCCGACTCGGTCGGCCACGTGATCGGCTACGGGCGCAACACGCTCACGCGCGGCGTCTCCAAGGACGAGGCCGAGTACCTGCTCGCGAACGACGAACGCGCCTGCGCGTCCGATTGCGAGACGCTCCCCTTCTTCCGCGCGCTGTCGATCCCGCGGCAGGGCGTGGTCATGAGCCTCTGTTACGAGCTCGGCCTGCACGGGATGCTGGGGTTCCGCAAGATGCACGGGCACCTGCTGGATGGGGAGTGGGAGCGCGCCGCGGACGAGCTCCTCGCGAGCGACTACGCGCGGAACACCGAGACCGCTGGGCGCGCCCACCGGCTCGCGATCCAGCTCCGAGAGGATCGGTGGGTGTGACCCCATGACGCCCTACCTGCTCACCCTGTTCGTCAGTTTTCTCTCCGACTTTCTCATTTCGGGCGGCGCCGCCTACACGGCGGCGATGGTCGGCTCGGGCTCGACGCAAGTGCCGCCGCGCGCCGCGCTCATCCTGGCCCTGGTGTCCGGCTTGGTGGCCGGCGGCCGGCGCCTCCAAGCGCTCATGGCGACGCCGCCGGTGCCGCATCCATGAGACCCGCGTGGGCGTTCTGGGTCAGCGTGGGCGTGCTCCTCGGGGGTGCGGCCGGTGTGTCCAGCCTCGTCGCGACGTCTCGCGGCGCAGGGCCCGTCACCCCCGGCGTCGTCGCGAGCCCCCTCCCCGGGCCCGCGTCCGCCGTCACGCCGGTCGCGCCGCGGGCGCTGCCCGGGTTCGTGCCGACGCTCGAGTGGGCCCTCGAGGGGCCCGCGCCGCTCCGAGCGGCGCGCCTCGACCGCGTGCGCCGCTTCTGGGGCATGGTCGGCGAGCTCCGCTGTCCGACGTCGAGCGTTCATGACTGCGTCGTGTTACACCCGGCGCTTGGGGAGACCGCATGACCCGTTGGCTCGTCCTCGCGTGGGCGCTCGCGCTCACGTCGTGCCAGACGTTGAGCGGGAATCCGGCCGCGGACATCACCACCACCGCCGCGAAGACGGATCTCGGGAAGGTCGTCGTCCAGGGCTTGCTCGATGCCACGTACGATCTCGACCAGGCCGTCGCGGTCGGCGCCCTGCCGAAAAGCGATCCGGCGCCCGGGTGTTTCCATGCGGTGTTGACCCAGCTCGGCCTCGACCCCGCCAATCCGGCGCCGGCGGGCTCGTCGTTCACGCCGAAGATCAGCGACCTCATCTCCCTCGGCTCCGTGCTCTACGTGCGCGCGCAGCAACTCAAGGGCGCGCAGGGGGGCGGGATTCAAGTGCCCGCCGACTGCAAGCTGCTTGTCGCGCAGTTCATGCTCGATGCCGCGGCCTACGGCGCGAAGGGCTTGCCCGGCGGTGGCCTGGCAATTCCGTTCAAGTAGGAGCACGATGCCAGACCGCCTCCGCAACACGCTCTATAATCTCGATAGAGCCATCGCGTCCATGGGCGGGGCGCCGCCCCAAGAGACGATCTCCAGCATAGTCGGGCGGATCGACGCGGGCGAGCTCATCCCGGACGACGAGGCGCAAACGTTTGTCGCGAAGCGCTTGGCGATCTTCCTCAACCTGATCGACCCGGGCCATACCATCCGCGCGATGGCCCACGCGGACGCGCTCGACTGCGTGGACGATGGAGTCGAACAATGATGCGGCGCACGCGACTGCTCGCCCTCGTGGGGCTGCTCCTCGCCGCGTCGACGGCGTGGGCGCAGCCGGCGATGGTGCCGACGCAGGCCGGGAATACGAAGAATCAGGAGGTGACGTCGGGCTCAGCTGCGGCGGTCTCGGTCACGCTCACCGCGACGCCCCGCACGAGGGCGCATCTCTATACCTTGAGCGCGCGCTGTAGCGCGGCCACCGCCGGCGTGACCATCACCGACGGCGGGACCACGATCTGGTCGTCCTCGGCCGCATTCGTGGGTACGACGACGGTCTCCGCCACGTGGAACCCAGGCCTGACGGGCTTGCTCGGGAACAACATGGTCATCACCCTCAGCTCCTGCGCTGGCGGCGTGGGGACGCTTGATGTGCAGGGGGATGTCTTTTGAGGCTCCGCCGCCTGGTCCTGCTCCTGCTGGCGGTGGCGCTGCTTGCCACCGTGGCGGAATCTCAGATCATCTCGGGTGGGGCAGCGTCCTCACTCAGGAACCCCGTTACACCAGCCCAGGGTGGTCTCGGCGCCGATTTCTCGGCGTCGACCGGTGTGCTCTTCGTCTCTGGCGGGAATGCCTCAGCGGTGGCTTGTGCCGCCTCCACGGCGGTCATGGTGGGCGGAGCCCCACCAGCGTGTACGGCCACCCCGAGCGGCTTGACGAGCCTCAGCGCGGGCACGCTCACGGCCACGACCAGCGCGACGATTGGGGGAGCCACTCCCACCGCGATCACGAACATCCGGGTCTACGCGCCTAGTCTGACCCCGTCCCAGATGGCCGCAGCGATCGGAGCGGCCGAGCAGACATTCACCGTCGCCGGGTTGACGACAGCCGACAAGGTCATCGTGAACCAGCCGGGCGTGGTCGCGCTGTGTCCACTCACTGGCTTTCGGGTGAGTGGCACGGATACCTTGGCGTTGACCTTCGGGAATCTCGCTGTCGCGCTGTGCACGCCAACCGCGGGAACCTACACCGTGATCGCCATCCGATCCTGATGCCGAAGTTCACCCAGATCACGCCCTACCAGGGCTTCATGATCGCGCTCGACAATCAGGGCAACCTCTGGGCCGGCTGGCCGAGTGGCGGAAAGGATGCGCCGCCGCCGTTGCAGTTCCTGTGGCACCAGGTGGTGATCGTGGACCTGCACGGGCAACCCCTCCCATGAACTCGGTTCCGTCGTGGAAGTCCCACGTGCAGGCAGACGTCTACTGATGTTTTATCGCTATCCTCTTCGTGGTGGGGGGCGCGTTCCTTGGAACGTGACCTTTCACTACGGGACGAGCGTCAAGGTGAAGTCGGTACTCGAGCGCGACGTCGCGGAGTGGCTAACAGAGCATGAGGTGCCGTGGCTGTACGAGCCTGACACGATCAAGCTCGCGAATGGGCGGCGCTACACGCCAGACTTTAGAGTCGGGTACTTCTTCTATATCGAAGTCAAGTATCCGGTCCAGGGCGATGCCGTCATCGGATCTCAGTTCTACCGGCGTGATTTGCAGAGTGTTGAGCTGCTGCGAGAGAAAGGCGTGCGGGTCGAAGTGGTGCGGTCAATCGAGGATCTTGAATCCTTGTTTGGAAAAAGGGGGTGAGAGGGTAAGGTAGGCGATCCGAGCGGCACCAGGATCGGGCCCGTTAGTAGCCGGCCATGAGTGACAAGCCGGCGCGGTGATCTTGGGCCAGGGCGAAAGCCACTGGAACCCTGAGACACCACGGCCCCGATAGCCGCGTTCGGATTCGCAGCTACCGAGGCCGGATGCGAAGCCGACCACCACCTGAGTGGAAGGAGCATACGATGCGAGACCGAGCGCAGTCAACTGGTCTGTTTCGCAACAGGACTAGTCTGCGCAGAGGTCTGTCCGGGAGCGCCGTTTTCGGCACGCTGCGTCGTCATTTTCCTCTTGGCGCGTATGCTATGGTGTGGTGCGGTCCCGGCTACCTCACCCGCCCGGGTGAGGGGTCCGCGACATACCGGAGGGTGAGGTCGCCCCTCGGATGGAATGATCGCGCATCGCGAGGGGGGGCTCAGAACCGTCTACGGCCACCCCCGGATGATCTTGTTGTTGCCCCCCATCCCCTCCCACAAGGGCCACGACACAGAGGGAGGGAGGAGCTCGGGGGGCGCTCGAGGCGTCGGGCGGCAGGGGCCAGGTGGCGCGCTGGCGGAGGGTCCCTATGGGG